ATCTTCCGCAGTATCGAAACACCCTAAGTGAATCTTTTTGTATTGATAGCACACATACGCAACATAATTTCCATTTGTCTTGTGTTTTGAAACCCCCTTAAATCCACTTGTATTATTCTTAAACTTCTTCGCGTTTGTTGCATTTGAAGATTTTGTAGTTAGTCTCAAATTTGCAATTTTGTTATTGTGTGTATTTCTATCTATATGATCAATCATCATCCCATCTGGAATATTGCCTTGCAACATCTCCCATACTATTCGATGAGTGTAATACTTAATATTTGCAATCGCAACTGCTAAGTATCCATTACCCTTATTAGAGCCTGCAATGTCTCCAGCTTTCATCTGATTGTGGTTGACTTTCCATCTCAAGCAGGTAGGAGACGTTTCGTCGTAGTAGAAGTAGTCGTGCCAGTTCATGCACTTAAGATACTATACCATACACTGCACGTCAATAGCTTAGTGACTCTCTAAATATCTAGATTATGAAGAACATCCAGCTATTCGATTTCAATTTGCAATACCCAATTCATATTGATGGTGAAACACTAGTTAATCGTGAAGCATATGCAACATTTCTAATTCGTAAAGGATATGCATATGATCCATTTATGCCAGTAGATCAGAAGATTGATGTAGTTAATGCAGAAGTTGAAGAGACTCTACCTCTAGTATCTGGCGAACCTGTAGAGAAGATGTTTGATGCTATTGAAGACTCTGCAAAGAAGACATTTGCAAGAGGTCGCAAGAAAAAGACTGAAGGAGAAGCATAATGGCAATAGATGCGGCACGACTAATTAACGATACTCTGCTTTTGACAGGGTATGCGGCATTTGGAGATTCTCCAGACGCTGAAGCATCATTGCTAGCTGCAAGAGTGCTTAATGATATGCTTCAGGAATGGTCAGCTAATGGGTACATCAATCCTAAGGTTTCGACCAAAGTAATCAATATGCCTGTGCATAATGCAGATGTGCTTGGGGCTACTTCATACATTACAACTGGAACAGATTCTCCATCCTATGACATTCCTGAAGAGATTATGGATCTGATAACTGTAAAGGTGCAGTTGAATAACATAGTATACAATCTCACACAGATTTCATATGAAGAATATACCGCATTATCTCTAAAGAATATTCCTGCAATTCCTCAGTATTATGCATACGATTACCAGTTTGGTTCCGGAAAGATCTATCTGCATCTTGGCGGATTGACTGGATATACTGTAATAATCGAATACAAGCCTAGACTTGGAACTCTTACAAGTAATCAGGGTACAATTGCACTAGATCCATTGTATCGTGAAGCACTGATGTATAATCTTGCAACTAGAATCAGTCCATTCCTTGCACCTGCAGGTGGATTAGATCAGACTATTATATTCCATGCACAGAATTCACTAAAAGTAATTAAGCAGAGAAATCAGAAGTTCAGTGCTAAGAAGGCAAGACCTGCATTCTTCTCTGCAGGAAAAGGATCTAGTTACTGGAGTAGCCCGCTCAATACTTGCACCCAGTAATTACCTAACAATAGCACTTCCGTATTTCTGCTCAAGTTCTAATCTGCCTGTAATGGCTTCTTCAATAGAGGCCATTTGCTTAGTTTTATAATTCTTACCATTAACTGTAATTCTAGCGAAATATGGCTTTTTAGGACAATCTGTTCTAACACATACACCAAGTACGCCAGTTACAGAATCAAAATCAGCACCTTTTCGATTCTGTGAATTTGTTGCGTTTGTTGCAAGTCTTAGGTTCTCGATTCTATTATCTGACCTGTCATGGTTAATATGATCTATTTGCAATCCTTTAGGAATCTCTCCATTATGATACATCCAAACAGCACGATGCATCAATATCAACTTAGATGATTTCCTAGTTCCTATCCTTATACAGGCATACCCATCTTCTCTAGCATCTCTACTACCTATCGGATCTCCTGATTTGTATCTACCTCTATTGATAGAATTAAATTTTCGTACAAATGGGAGAGTCTTGTCGTTTCCTAAATAAGTAAGAGTAGATCGGAGAATTTCTATGAGGTCGTCCAAACCAGTAATTGTAATACAGTCTAGGCAGGAAGTGTAATGGCAGACTCAGCAATTGCACAGGAAGCACAGCAGGCACCTTCTGGACCATTTAGCGTGGCTCTAGGTGATAAGCCATATTCTGCACCATACACTTCAGCAGGTAAGGAAATCTGCGAGAATCTATATGTAGAAAAGGCAATTACAGAAACTAGCACAGTGCCTTATTACTATGTGTCTATTCCGGGGATGAAATTATGGTCTAAGAGCACCGGAGCATCCACGGCGGCATGTCGCGGATTATACACTACTGGCACAAATAAGATGTATGGTGTATGGTCTAATAAGATTTATGAAGTTAGCTCGGACGGCACTAGAGAAGAAATAGGAACTCTAGATACTTACACTGGTACTGTTAGCTTTGCTGACAATGGTATTGAAATGTGCGTCGTAGACGGTCGTGCAGGATATATTGTAGTAATGACCAGCAACGACTTTTCTAAGATCACAGATGAGTATTTTCCGGGTATTGCAGACGACGACGCAACAAAAGCACCTACTCGCGTATTCTGCATAGATACTTACTTCTTGGTCAATAAGCAGAATAGCAATGAGTACTATTGGAGCACTCCGGGATATACAGATGTTGCATTTGATTCAGATCATCCCACAGTATTCAACAAATGGAATGGTCTGCAGTTTGGCAAGAAAGTTGGAGACTCTGACAACATTATCACAATGGCAAAGTGCGTAAATTTGCTTTGGTTATTTGGTAAGCAGAGCATTGAGGCGCACATAGACACTGGAGACTATAATGGTCAATTATTCTCTAGGGTAAACAATGCACTAATTAACTTCGGTTGCTCTGCTAAAGATTCTGTAGTTACCTTTGCAAATAATGTGTTCTGGATTGGTGCAGATAAGAATGGTACTGTTGGTATCTTCACTGCATCGACCGACTTTATGCCTCAGAGAATTAGTACTAGAGGAGTAGAATCGTATATTCAGAGTATGCCAGATTTCACCGATGCAATTGCATACACCTATGCGGCTGATGGACATGCATTTGTGTGCTGGTATTTCCCTACAGGTGATCAGACTTGGTGCTATGACGTTGTTACGCAAGCATGGCATAAGAGGACTCACTACGATTACGAAACGGGTACCGTAAGTGCTCACCACGGACTATATTCCACTTTTGCATTTGGCAAGAATATTGTAGGTGATAGATTAACAAATGCAATGTATGAATTTGATCTTGACTATTTCGTGAATGATAATCATGACGGTCTTGATGTGAACTATATTCAGCGAGTAAAGACTACTCCAGTGCAAATGAACTATGGTAAATTGACCAGATATAAGACTTTTCAACTAATCATGCAACAGGGTGTTGGAGAATCTGTAGATGATACACATTCTGTTGGAAAAGATCCTAAAGCAATGATTGCATGGAGCAATGATTACGGCAATAGCTGGAGTAATGAACGAGACGTAGCAATTGGTAAGATTGGTGAATATGGGCATAGGACTCGTCTAACCAATCTAGGCATGGGACGATACAGATGCTGGAGAATTAGAGTTACTGACCCTGTTCGTGTGATTCTAGCTGCTTGTTTAGTCGATTGGGATGTAATGTCTAGATAATCAGAACTTGCGAGCTAATAGGGCGTCGAAAATATCTTGCTGAATTTCTCCAGCTTCTAATGCTCTAGTAGCTACTTCTCTAACTACTCTAGCCTTAGTCTCTGAATACCATGCACTAGCTTCTTCCACAGTTTTGAATGTTTTAGTTAGTTGCTTTCCAAACCCATTGCTACATTGTGCTTGATATGTTATGCTTTTCTGTCTTGTTATTTTACTTGGTTTTCTTAGTACTATACCTATTTGCATACTTTTTCTAGCATTACTATTATCATTTAATAGTTTGTTTATGTTTTGCGGTACGAATCTGCAAGTATCTGGAGAGTATACTTTATTACCTTCTACTAGAATATCTTTGTCTAATTCAAATCCTTCTTTATAGTTTTCATCATACCATTTCTTAAAATTTGAAAAGTATAACCATTCGGGTGCAACTGTACATCCTATATATGTTGGACGTTTGCTGTGGCATTTAGACGAATAACATCGTTCCAACATACCTTTCCAAGTTTGGTATGGTTTAGACGCTTTTCCGTATAAGTACACATTTTCAGACAAATTATTAATTCCGAGTCCAAAAATTCTCTTATTTTTCGTCATTATCCTCATATTCATTAATATACTTTGTGTTCCGCTGGTCGTCAAGTAGTAAATACATAAGTATGGCTAAGAAAGCATCGCCTGCACCAATATCAACACAGCTAAATGCATCAGGTGGCAACACAAATCTCCCGTGGCAGTTGTGGCTTATCGAAACAAGTAAATTTTTAGTAGATTCGTCAAGTACAACTACTAAAGATATTGTCAATTACACTACAGTTGGTCAAATGTGTTTTTTGAATATTAATGCAATTGTGGAAAATGGGAAGATTGAATTGCCGTATACTAGTTTATTTACAAAGAAGATTCAAGTATTTTTAGATGGAGCAAATACTCCCACATATGTTGAGCTTGGTGCAAATAGTGCCGAGTTGAACATTGGAGCGAATGGTGCAGTAGTAATTAATGATTGGTACTTTGCAAAACTTGCAACTTAATCAATTCTGCGCTTCTTCTTGCTGAAACTGCATCTTCAAAACTTGGAAAAGATCCAAGATATATATTTTGCCCATCTACTCGAATGAACGCTCTCCACTTTTTATGTCTTTGATTAAATGATACTCCAGACACTCCAGAAGAATTAGATCTTAGTATTCCTCTATTAGTGTTTTGCATTTCGTCTGTTGCAAGTCTAAGGTTATCTATGTTATTATTAGAGACATTTCTATCTATGTGGTCAATAGTGTATCCTTCTGGAATTTGACCAAAATGCATAACCCATATAATATGATGATTCATATATAATTTACTAGAAAATCCTGTTTGCCAATATGCACTTAATCTCCCACAAGGATCTCCAATCTTAGCTTGAGATGTCTTCTTTAGTAGTTTTTTCCATCTTAATCCTTGAGGAATGTCTCCGCAATATTCAACGTGTTCAATTAGGTCTAGTGGGATTGGCTTCGCATTTTTCACCATATCAAAATACTATAGGCGCTTAGAGTCGTCAATAACTCTCTAAATAAATTAGTACTATGAACAAGTATCTGAAAGTTGGATTTTAACATGTTGCCCGCCCTTGCCCTTGGCTTAGGTGCCGCCTCAGGATTGACTTCACTTGCAGGAGGTCTTATGGGATCTTCTGCGGCAAAAAGAGCGGCTAGAGATCAGGCTCGTGCAATTCAGCAGGGCATAGATTTCCAGAAGGGAGTTTACTCTGATGCACAGGGTAACTTCAATCCTTATATTCAGTCTGGTCAGCAGAATCTTGCAACTTACCAGAACATGCTCGATACCAGTACACAGCCTACTCTGAGTTATCAACAGCAGGCATTTGATTTCAATAAGTATAAAGATCCTAGTGCAGAATATGCAATGCAACAGTCTGCAAGGGCAATGGAAGCATCTGCATTGGCAAAAGGTGCAACTGGCGGTGGATTTGCAAGGGCTCTACAGCAGAATCAGAATAATCTAGCTAATCAGGCGTACCAGAATGCATATAATCGCTGGCAAGATACTAGCAAGCTATTGTATGGGCAGGCTGCAGATCAGTACAATAGAGATTATACTGCACAGCAAGCACGTCTAGGTCAATATGCTGGATTAGCTGGGCAGGGATTAACTGCATCTCAGGGATTGGCTGGAGTTGGAACTTCTGCGGCAGAAAATATTGGCGGTCTATATTCTGGGCTTGGATCTGCACGAGCCGCTGGAACTCTTGGTGCTTCTAATGCATTAACTTCTGGATTAAGTGGATTGATGGGTGGACTTGCATCTGGATTAGGTAGCTATTATGGATATGGATCAGGCATGAGAAATCCATATGCAATGTACGGAGGATTCGCGTAATGAAGCGAAGCGATAAGACTCTAATTGTAAGATTTGTTAATTGCAGAAATGCAGAGGTGCAATAATGGCTAATGAATGGCAGTCTCTATTACAACAGGCACCTAATATGGCAAATCTTAATCTTGTGAGGACTGCACAAGATGCATATGGGACTGCACAAGATCAGAAGATAAAGGCATACGACCAATATCGTTTGCAGAAGGCTCAGGAGATTGCATCTAAAGCAACTCGTGCCGATGGTACGATGGACTGGGATGCAATGTTCAAATTAGGATCTGAAGCTGGAATTGGATTAGATGCTTTTAATCAAGTACAGAAGATGCAAACGGATCGTAGAGCTAACGAGATTGCTGTTCTTCGAGGAAGAAGGCAGTTGGAAGCCCTTGGATATGATCCGGGTAGCTGGGATCCTAGCGCAAAGCCTCTTGATGTACTCATGCGTGAGCGCCAAGAAGCTGGTGCTGGCATGGTTGCACCAGTTGCACCTCCTGCATCTAATCCGTATGTTGCACCTTCTGCAGAAGAAGCTCGTGCATATGACTTCTTGACCTCTGAAACTGAGCAACCTCTTACTGCGGCAAGACTTGCAGGAGTTGCTCCCGGCGCAGAAACTCAAAATACTCAAGCACCTGCACCTGTATTTGGGGCTCAGGGGGTAGGGGAAACGACACAATCACCTGCACCTGATCAGGGCAAGCAGATGAATCTAGGCGCTGGAAACATTGCAGTAGGTCAGCTACCTGCACCTGCAATGCGCGACTCTGATAACTATGTGCCAACGGAAGGATATGCAAATACTCTTTGGAGAACTCAACGTAGTAGGGTAGGTGCTGGTGGATTAGCTGGAGATAGAGTAGCTGAGGCAGTTACTCCTAAGCTCAGTATTACTCAGATGAAAGATGATGAGCGAGACAGGTTGTCTCGTTACCTTGCAATGCGTGGCATACCCCAAGCAGATCAGCAGGCTGCATTGACTGCACTTGAGAACATGGCTATTAAGTCTGTTCCAGTTCCTGCAAATCCTGAGACTAATCCGTACTTTGGAATGCTAACCCCCGAAAAGCAGGCTGAAGCATATGCTCAGTATACTCAGGATGTCGCCGCATATCCTTCCAAGGTTGAGGAAGCAAGGGTTAAACTGTCTGAAGCAATTCGCACTGGTAATACCGACGTGCTCGACAAGAGTTTGGCTGTGCAGGGCAATGAACGTGCTAAAGAGCAGTTGAGACTTTCGCAGGAGCAGAATGTAAGATCTGAACAAGAATACATTCGAAACAGGCAGGCGGCTCAGGCCCTTGTTGATATGGGTGTAACTGAGAGGCTAATGCCGGATGCAGATGTAAAAGCCTTGCAGGATGTGTTCATCCCAGCTATTGCCGATATTAAGCAGGCAGGTAATGGATTTGGTGGCGCTATGCAGGCGGCTGTTGCAATGGCAAAGGTTGATGGTAGTGTCAATTTTGATAATGTACTATCTAAGCTAATGGCAATGGGTGCAATACCTTCAGATGCGGCGGCACAAATAAAGACTAAACTAACTCCTGAGGCATATACTAATATCTGGACTATGATTAAAGCTGGATCTTTCGACGAGGTTAAAGAAGCCCTTCGAGATTTTGGTGTGCCTGTTGGTGTGGGTAGCGGTGCCACAAACAAGAACTGGGAAAAATCTGCACTTGCTAATGTGTTCCAACAAGCACAAGCACATGGAATGACAAAAGCATATTTTGATGCACAGAAAGCATCTGTAATTCCTTGGGGTGAACAGTCTCCGGCTGATGTGCTTGGTGGACCTCCACCAGTTGCACCACCTGCACCTGTTGCACCACCTGCACCTCGAAAGCCTGTAGAAACACGCAAAGGTAGAGATGGTAAAACTAGACCTGTAGGTGGATGGTAAATCATGAGTACAAAAGCAGTATATGATTACCTTGTAAGTTCTAATGAGCAAGTTCCAGACTATGCAACATTTGCTCAAAAAATGAAGGCTCCTGAGTATGTAGAAGCAGTTCGTACATATATGCAGAGTGCAGGGGAAGCAGTACCTGACTCGTCCACATTCTACAGCAAATATGCAAATACTAGTGATGATCTACGTCAGCAGGCAAAAGATCAATATGCTCAGGATGTTGCTAGTCAGAAAGATGCTGAAAGAGCTTCAATTGCAACTGAGAGTCCTAATTTATACGCTATTTCTAATGCATTATTTCCGAGAAGCACTCAGAATGCAGTTCAGAAAGATCGTGGAGTAATTGGGCAAGCATATGATGCGGCGGCAGATGTGTCTTCAATGCTCGGACGTGCTCTTGCATATGTTGCTGGTGGTAATAACGAAATAGATGAGGAAGCACGAGAGAAGCATCCGTACCTAAGCAAGGCCGCAGATATTGCACAAGGTATAGTCACAGATCCATTATTGCTTCCATCCCTTCCAGTAGGTGGTGCAATTGGTAAGGCAATTACATCTTCTGCATTGCCATTGGCGGCAAAAATAGCATCAGGTATTGGTACAGGTGCAGGAATGAATGCTCTTGCAGGGATAATTAGCAGAGGTGCAGATAGATCTGAAGCAGTGCGTGCATTTGATCCAAAAGACATTGGAACTGATGCATTGATTGGCGCTGGATTTGGAGTTGGAGGAGAAGCACTTGCAGGTACAGGGAGATGGCTTAAGTCAAGAGGCCAGCAGGGAATAGGAGATGCGATAATTCAGGCAACTCCATTAAGTGGCCGAGAAGACGTAATTAGGAAATGGAGCATGCCTGCGTCTGAAGCTAATATTCCTACGCAATTAGATTTTACAGGAGATGCATCAACTTCACGAGGCTGGCGATTCTATGATCCAGTGGAAGAAAAAGCAATAACTGCACCTGATAGAACAAGTGCGGCAAAGAATATTGGTGCGTATTTGACAGAAGGTCAAGGTGAAATAAAGCCTACACAATTAAGTCTTACTAATGAAGAAATAAATGCAAGAAATTTAGCCGCAAAGTATTCTGAGAAAGCATCTGAATCTAAGAAGTTATTGGATAAGACATACGACGACCTAGAATCTAGGTACGAAACTGCAAAAGAAGCACACAAATCTGGACAGGATGTTGAGACTCCACTTGGTTATGTTGGACCTTTTGGCAATGTGCCATATTCAAAAGCGGCTGTATTTACTGAAGGCGTTCCAGTGCAGGATTTTATTGATGATGCAATTAAAGAAATGTCAATTGCACGAGGCAGAGGCAAATCTTATAATATGGGTGCGATTGCAGATTTCGTATCTGATCTTAATAGAGATAGATTGCAAGGTGCAACATATGAAGGAATGCTATCTCCTAAAACTGCGAGAGATCTGAAATCTGTATTATATGATGCAATTCAGGATTCCAAAAAAGCAAGTCAGAAAGATCTGAATGAGTTCATTCATAAATTGTACTCGAAAATCAATACGCATCTTAATGGGTTGACTGTGCTGGAGCGCAACCTTGATCCTGCAACTGGAAAGACTCAGTATGGTATTGGAGGTCAGCACGATCTTGCTAGTGCAGAAGCTCTTGGTACGAAAATACCTCCAACTGCACTAGATCCAACGACCATGAAAGCACAAAATGCACAGGCTGAGCGCAATTTGCTATTAGCTGAAGGAATTGGTAGATCTAAGTACTTCAACGATGCATTTGAACCTTCTGCATTTGGACATACTATGGGGATCATAAGAGCAGGTACGTCACTTGCAAATCCTGCAGTACTTGCGGCTGAAGTACCTAGATTCTCAGGAAAAGGTAGAGGTATTGCAATTGGCAAAGTTGCAGAGACTGCAGGTAGAGCCGCACCTACAATTGCAGCATTGCAGAACTTGCAGACTCGAAGAGATTTGAGTGAAACTGAGTACCGTAATATCCAGACAATACTAAATGTGCCTACCAAGCAACGAACTACTCAGCAAGCACAATATTTGAGCAAGTACGGATATTAAGCAGGTTTACATGTAATCGTCTAAGCTACTTGGTTCTGGTTCATTACGATACATATCTCTGAGTTGCCGTTCCAGAACGTCAGGATCATTGCTGAGTTCTGATTGTCTCCATGGATTATGTGGAGTTGACTTTCCACCTTGTCCAAAGAAACCCTTATAGAGCAAGTAACCAATGAAGCAGAGTCCAACAAGTCCAAGCATTTAACACCTCCTTGATGTACTTAAGATACTAGCTAAGATCTTACGTGTCAACTTATTTATTTAGGATTTACGTCTCTAAATACGAAGTTATGGCTAAGACTCTTGGATTAATGCCCTTTGTGCAGTTACGTGAATTTAATGACTCTGGTATGCTATTAGCTGGAGGTAAGATCTATTTCTACCGCGCTGGTACGACCACTCCTCTTGCAACATATGCAGACGCACAGGGGACGACAGCAAATCCTAATCCTGTAATTCTTGATGCGGCTGGATCTGCCAAGATATTCCTATTACCTGCAAAGTATAGGGTTGAAATCTATGATGCAAATGACGGATTGATTCACGAGATTGATGAAATTGGTTCTGCATCTGGTGCAACATTAGGCGGCACTGGAAGTCTTGCAATTGTAAGTAATTACGATGAATTGAGGGGTCTTGACGAGGATTTTGATGCAGTTCTAGTGCTTGGACGCACTGTTGCATCTGATGGGGGTCAGGGATTATTCCTAAAGTCAGATTCCACTGCAGATGACGACGATGGAATTCTACTAATTAGGGGTTCTAGCGCTAGATATTTGCGCGAATTGAACGGATATGTAGATCCTGTTTGGTATGGTGTTGAATACTCCAATGATGTAGATCAGCGCACATACTTGCTAAAGGCATTTACTGCAGGAATTACCTACAAGTCTCCAGTGCAGATTTCAGGAGATTGCTATCTAGGTACTGATACCACAGTGCCAACTGGATGCAGACTAGTAATTAACGGATCATTGTACGGACCTGCATCAGCACCCCCTACAATCACATTTGCTGACAATGCAGTTATCGAGTCTTGCGCAAATGCAGGAATTAGACTACCTGTCAAGTTGGGATTGGGATGTGTCAGGACATCTATCAAATCTAGCTGGTTTGGTGGTGGTGCTGATATTGAACTTGCAAGAATCTCTGCAATCTCTGACGAAGGATATACTGTTGTAATCGACAAGGAGTATTCACTCGGAGTAGATGTGGCGTTCCCAGCAAACCTTGCAGTTGACTTCAATGGCGGAAGATTCAAAATAGACATTGGTAGTATTGACATTACTATTAGCAATTTCATATATGAAGGAAAATCTCAAATATTCGAATACACTTCGAGTAATTATGTGAATACTATTGATCTGGGGGTGCCTGCTCGACCTGAATGGTTTGGAGCACTTGCAGATGGATCTACTGACGATTCTGATGCATTCTACGTTGCTTGCACCACTGGAAATGTGTTGCTTGACGATAAGACATATCGTATATGTAAGGATATTGAAGTTCCAGATGGAGTGTCTATTAAGGGTAATTTACCGAATGCATTGGTCTATCCCAATCCATTGACTGCATCTGATATACCTGAACCTCAACTCAAGTTTGGTGTTATTGGTCAGCCATATAAGCTAAATCCCGTTGCATCCACAGACTACAACAAGGTAATTAAGTTTGAAATTCCTGATCTATTGAAAGATCTAGTAGTTTCTGCTAGTTACTTTGGCGGCAAATACATCGTGGCTACTAACCCCGGATATTTGTATAGAATTGATGTTGTTTCTGGTGTAAACGAAGCAACTAAACTAACCAGCACATCCAGACCTTGGAAGTACCTATGGCAAAAGGGTGGAAATCTATACGGTCTAATTGACGGAATAGATGCATTCCATACTGACATATTCAAGATCGAGATTTCTGGAGACACTGCAACAGAAACTAATGTATTCTCCAGCACCTCTTTTGGAGTAGAATACATCTGCAATGACATTAGCTCTACTACATATGTCGCAAATGGTTTAGGAACTGTCAAAACATTAGACACTGCAACATGGACATTAGGTTCAGACGTTGGTGAATTCACAAATCTATGCAGAGGACTTGTTGGAGTTGATGGCCTATTGTATGGAATCAACGTAAATCCCAATACTAAAGTCTACAGTATCGAAAGTATGACTACTGGTGGCACTGTTGCAACTGTTGCAACACTAACTGGGTACAATGCAAATTCACTTGCTCAATTTGACCATAATCTATATGTTGCCCAGTTCGAAGGTGAGATCTTGAAAGTTACTACTGCAGGTGTGGTAAGTGTTTGGACTACAAATGCAAGCGATCTAATGTGGAATAGCATTGAGACGGTCAATGATACTATGATTGTGTATTCCAGAAGCAGAGTCACTAGCCTGTTTGAGGATAATGGCAGTATCTACACTGCAACTAAAGGAACAATCCTATTAGAAGGTCTTGCCATAAATGGCGAAGACAGTATTGACAAAATTGCAGTGATCTATAATCACGAAGGTAAACTAGGATTGACCAATGTAGTTACCTATAAGGTAGTTTGCGATTCTGCAATAGAAGCAAAAGATAGCATGATAGATTACTACATGCTATTATTACCTAAGAGCAGCGAATGCACTAATTGCATTCGAGTAGATTACAATACCACTGATTTGAAGAAGTATTTCTACGACAATACTGCATTTAAGACGGTATATCTAACTGAGAATAAGAAAGATACTGCAGATGTAGCATATGACAATCTTCTTGCAACTGATACCGATGGTAAGGTGGTAAATGGTATTGATGTAAAACTTCGAGAGGTTGAAGTTGATAAGTTGATGATCAATACGCTAGTAAATGTAAGCAGTAAGATAGTTACTGACCAAAATTACACAGTGCTCAATTCAGATCCAATACTACTTGCATTCACTAATACTGCAGGGCCTATTGTAGTAACATTACCTGCAACTGTAGGCGCAAACGATCCTAAGTTCAGGATTATAGTACGTGCCCAGAGTTCTAATTGGTACATGAGCATAAATTCTGCAGAGCTTCATCTTGGAAATCTTGGAAATGCTTACATTCCTTCGCTTATTGCTGGCGGGTTCTTTAATAACAGAACAATGGTTTTCTGTTATTATACCGAGGGGAAGTGGGCAGTTAGCTAAAAGGACGTTGAAATAGCCAGATCTAAATACGAGAATATGGCTATTCTATATACAAATGTACTTCAGGTCTGCAATTCGGAAGGTCCAATTGCAGGAGCTAAATTGTACTTTTATGCAGCAGGCTCGACTGTTCCTAAGAAAGTATTCAATGATCATACGCTAGAATCTGTTGCAACTCAGCCTTTAGTTGCTAATGCAAATGGAATATTTCCTGAATACTTCGCGCAATTAGGTGCATATCGTATTCAGATCTTCGACGCAAATGACAATCTAATTGCAACTCGCGATTGGCTTACTCTTGCAGGTGGATCTGGCTCTGATTCTTTCCCAGTTCCTGATAAGTCTGGATACCTACATTACGACATAGACACTGACACATTCTCTTGGGTGACAATTGAAGGTGACGATCATAAGGTTGCAGTTGATGGTTCAGATGCAAGTCCTGACTATCTATCTGGTAAAATCAAGGATTCCGACACTGTAAAATGGATTGTTGAAGACGGTAAGATGAAAGCCTCGGTTGAAGGGGAATTCGATACTTACCGAGTAAAGATCAATGCAGGAGATGACAACCCCGGATTTCTAACAGACAAACTAGAAGATTCCAGCACGATAACTTGGGAAGTTTCTGGTAATAAGGTAAAAGCTAATGTACAAATGAAGCCTCCTGTTATGGAGAGCACTCCGCTGAGTGGAACAATTAGATATAATGGGTTGGGAAATGACATTGCAACTCCAGAGGCAATTGGGGTGTATTTTTTCACGAGAGAAGAAATTAAAATATCTAGAATATGTACTTCAGTTCCAGAATTAGCTTCCATGGCTGCGGCGGATATTCAATTTGCAGTATATGCACCTAGTTTAGTTGAGCTACCAAATGGCGATATTCCAATGGTTGGAAGTTCAGGAAATCGCGCTATGAGTAAAGTTGCAACTGGAAGTATTAAACTAGCAAATGGAAATCATGTATATAGTGTTGGTGTTTTAGATACACCTCTTGCTATTAAGGGATGGTTCTGTGTAGTATTAGCCTGCAGTCCATCTTCCTCGTGGCCTCCAATTGCAGCCGCAATGAATTATTCTGAGATGATGAGCATGGCTGATCCAACTGAGCATATTCCTCTACAATTCGTTAGAGATGATATTGTTGTTCCATACGCACCAATTGCAACAATGTGGCCAGATACAGTAAATAGCATCTATGGGAGCGACTCGCACATGATAAATCAAAACGTAATTCCGTACATCAGATTGGAGATGCAGTAATGCTTTCGGCTAATAGTGCATTCGTGCTAAAGACTGGCAGTGCAGATGGAAGCCAGCATTTTGAGAAGCTACCTACTAACAGTGGCATGATTGGCACTGATGAGAATGGTAATCCCATAGATAATAGTCTGGAAATGTATAAGGTAAAGGTAAATGCTGCAGATACTAATCCAGATTATCTAGAAGCTAAAGTAGCTGATACTACCGACGTACAATTCAAACCAACAGAAGATAATGACAAGATTGACTCGATTGTCTACCAGCTTACTGGTCTAGGAGCAATGCTTAATCCAGTAAAAGATGCTGGATTTGATTTTGAGAATGGCCCATTCCCTGCAAAGCCTAGTTCTGGTGGACGTGGTATTTGCTTTGGACGTAGATTCGTTGCAGGTGTCGAAGTAGACACTTGGGTTGCACAGGGTAATAATGGTAAGTTATATTGGACAAATAACAATGATTCAACTAGATGGAAAGTTGTAACTGAAGACGATTCACTATATACTACATATCCATCTGCTAGAACTTATTACGGATGGTCATGCATCCAGTTCGTCTATGTTGCTGGAACTCATAATTGCTATTGTTGGGTGATGGGATCTGGTGACGTATCTAAAACGATATTCTTCATCGAACATAAAGAAGAGAATTACAATGCAAATGGTACATTAAAGACCAGTGCATTAAATTCTGTAACGTATTCTGAAGGTCTTGGGCCTTACAGTGCAATTGATATTATGCAGGTAGATACAACTGGTGGAATCTTCATTGCAGGAGATGATACTAGAATTGGGTATACGACTGACCTTGCAAACTTCCAAGTTGCATTGACCGCAGACCATAATATCGGAGGTTTGGGGTTTGATGGAGAGAATACTGTTCAGGTCATCGAAAGAGACTATGGAGTAATCTGGAAGTCTACTGCATATGGAGAACCCGGAACATTCTCTAAAGTCACCAGTATCTATGTTGATGATGTCGAAGTATCTCATTTCCCAGTACCTAATGCGGCACAGTGGGGATCAATGTTCTGCATGTATGGGCAGTGGCTCAGCATCAACTTCCATTATGTGACGGGTGGATATGGGTTCATCTATTCAGATGATGGAGTTTATTGGTACACTTCCACAGATCAGGCTACTCAATTCTATGACGCAAATAATGATGGTCTAAGATGGTTCGGCACTAATGCAGTTTATGGATCTGGTACACCAATCTATCAGCTAATAGTTTCTGTAATTCCTGCACATAGGCGCATGAGCCTAGAAAAAGGTGCAGTAATAGATGAATTGTTATTGCTCAGGCACTTACCAGATGCTGAAGTTCTTGGAACAGATCATAGAGGTAGAGTAGTTGCAAAGGGTGGATATACATTACCAATTGCATCAGACACTGTTTTAGGTGGAATTAAAGTTGGTGACGGTTTGAGTATTGATGGCTCTGGAGTTTTGACTGCTTCTGCAATTTCCAACCATAACGATTTTTCTGGATTACAGGGTGGAACGAGTGGAGAATATTACCACGCAACTGCATCAGAGTATGCAAAACTACAACAGTTGCAAGTAATCTATGATGCCGTTGTTTCTACTTCTGCAGAATTGCAGGCGGCTCTAGAATCTGCAACAGTGAATTCAATATACACTAGACTGACTAGTGCAGGGGCAAATATTGTATTAGGATCTGGAAGTGCAGATCAGACTATCACGCTAGGTGCAAGTAAGAATATCTACGGTCAGCCATTTACGGTCGGATCTAGCACTTCATACGTAACCACATTAGCTCTTGGCACATACACGCTCAGATGCAGAAATGATAGAATCGATGTAAACGGTAAACTAACATTTACAGGCACCGGTACAGCATACATCAAAAAGCTGTCTCCATCTGGCGCTTCGAATCTTGTAGTTGGAGTATCTGGTAAGCTCCTAATTGAAAACCTAAGAACACCTGCCGCAGTATCTAATGCCACGATTAATATGTGGGATATGCCATTGAGAAGTGGATCTTCGGCGTCTATATCGGGTAATCAGGTACTCAGATACAACTCTAGTTCGGGTGAATGGGAACCTGTAACTATTGGAGTATCAGCACCTTTCGGCCAAGAATTGTTCTCGTATGCTCTTGCCGAAACAACAGGTGCAATTGGATCTGACGGAAATATTGACACTAATTGCAATGCAACAACTCGCGGATTTGCATTTGTGCCTAATGGAACCGTGACAATTAGCAAAATGAGAATAATGATTACTCAGGTTGGTGGTACCAATTTCAGGCTTGGCATTTATGAT